TCCTTCGGGAGCTCTATTAATATAAGGAGAAAAAATGAGTTACAAAAGTGATGTAAAACCAGTCGTTACAAGTTCTACAAACGCAGTTCTTTTTACAGGACCTACAAGACTTCGTGGATATATGATTCAATCAACTGGAAGTTCAGGTACAGCTGTTATTAATGGTTTAGCAAATGCTACAACTGTTAGTTCTTCTACTAATACACAAGTTTATATTAGTGTATCTGTTGGTGCTAACCAAACTGAAACTTTAAATATTCCAGAAGATGGAGTTTTATATGCTCAAAGAAATGGAACAGCAATTGTTGATGGAATTGGTGTAACTGCTAATAGTAGTGCATTAAGTATTACGTTATTCATAGACAAGTAGGAGAGTAGATGACTACTTCCGGAACTACAAGTTTTAATCTTGAACTAGATGAGCTTTTTGATGAAGCTTACGGACGTGTAGGTATTGGAGGAACTAGAACTGGTTATCATTTAAGAGCAGCAAGAAGAAATCTTAATATTTTATTATCAGAGTGGGATAATAGAGGTGTTCATTTATGGAAAGTAAAATTAGCTACAATCCCATTAGTATTAGGACAAGCTGAATATAGTTATTCATCAGATCCTTCTAATTATCCTAATGATATTAATGATGTACTAGAGGCTTATATTAGAAATAATACCTCTCCGAATGCTTCATTACCAACAGATACTTCATTAACTAAAATAGACAGATCAGCTTATGCAGCTTTACCAAATAAATTATCACAAGGAACACCTTCACAATATTATGTTCAAAGAGGATATAGTCCAAGTATATTTTTATATCAAACACCAGGAACACAATTTTCAAGTGCATCTACACCAAGTAATTATCAATTAAGATTTTATTATCTTGCTAAAATTGAAGATGCTGGAGCTTATACAAATACTCCAGATGTTGTATTTAGATTTTTACCAGCTTTAACTTCAGGACTTTCTTATTATTTAAGTATTACTTATAAACCTGAAAAAACAGAAATGTTAAAATTAGTTTATGAAGACGAAATGCAAAGAGCATTAACTCAAGACTCACAAGCTGCTTCATTATTTATATCACCAAAAACATTTTATGGAGATGGTGTATAATGACAACCTTTGCTACAGGTAAGAAAGCTTATGCTATATCTGATAGATCTGGCCAAAGATTTCCATATGATGAAATGGTTACTGAATGGAATGGATCATTTGTACATACTTCAGAATATGAAGCTAAACAACCTCAATTAGAACCAAAAGTACCAGGTAATGATCCACAAGGTTTATTAAATGCAAGACCCGATCGTGTAGAACCATTATCGGTTGTATTATTATCTTTTAATCCATTATTATCAACAGCAGGTAGTTCTACTATTTTAATAACAGAACCTGGTCATGAAAAGACAACAGGAAATCAAATTATATTTACAAATGTAAATGCGGCTAATGGATTCACTAATGCTATGTTAAATACAACACTTGGATTTTCACTAACAGTAGTCAATACTAATCAATATACTATCAATGCTCAAACTACAGCGAGCGCGAGTGGGAACTTTGGTGGTCAACCTTCAGTTGGGCCTGCCGCGGTTGCATTACCTAATAATGCTTTTGAAGTGACAACAGGTAGTTCTACAATACAAGTAAATCAACCAAGTCATGGTAAAACAACGGGAGATATAGTTAAATTTCAAAGTTTAACGGTGGTTAATGCATTTTTAACATCTTCAGGATTTCAACAATCTGTATTAACAACTTCAACAGGATATAGTATAACAGTTGTTAATGTAGACAATTATAGATTTAATGCATCTTCAGGAACTGGTGCAATAAATACTACAATTGGCGGAGGATCGGCAACAGCACAAACTATATAATTATGAGCTTAACATACGGACAACTACAAACACAAATTAGAAACTATACGGAAGTTGATAGTAATGGATTATCTGATTCTACGCTTTCTGTAATAGTACAAAATACTGAAAATAGAATTTATAGAGAATTAAATATTGATGCTTTTAGATTATATGCATCAGCAGTAACTACAGCTGGAACAACAACTATTTCTGTACCATCAGGACTTCGTAATATTAGATATGTAGAAATGATTTCTCCAAGTGGAGAAATTAACACTTTAGAACAAAAAGACAGTTCTTATATGGCTGAATTTAATAACTTTCCAAATTCTTCTACTTATTATGAAAAACCAAGATATTGGGCCAATTGGAATGAAACTACTTGGTTTGTAGCTCCAACACCTAATACTACTTATACAATTAATATTGCATATTATCAGCAACCTGCTAGTATAACGTCTACTACATCTGCAACTACTTATGTTTCAGTGTATGCACAGGATGTTCTTTTATATGGTTCTTTAGTTGAAACATATAAGTACTTGAAAGGTCCTGCAGATATGATACAAACTTATGAACAGTCTTATCAGCAAGCTATTAGAAGCTTTGGTGATGAACAAATGGGATTAAGAAGAAGAGACGAGTATGTTGATGGTGAACTTCGTATTCCTTTAAAAAGTAATCCACCATCACAATAAAATTAAGGAGTTAATATGGCAA